ATGACGAAGTAGTTAACAACTTGTTGTTCACTATCAATCATACTGGCAAAGAAGCTAATTCCGCACTCATTACACCGATAAGAGTTGTGTGCAATAATACTATGCGTTTGGCAATGCAGATTGGAGAGAAAGCAAAGGACATTGTGAAGCATAACCACAAGACAATGTTTGACGCAGAGACTCTCAAGATTGCTTTGGGTATTAGCTCTGAACAGTTTGGAGAGTTCGAGTTGTTTGCGAAGAATATGGCAAGCAAGGTACTTAGCGGTCAAGAGGAATTAGAGTTCTTCAAGTATGTGTTCGGTGGTAAAGAACGTGAAAAAGATGGCAAGGTAATCCAGAGTGAAGGTGTTAGAAAAGCACTTGCATATAATCGAGGACAAGCATTTGCTCCGATTACTGGTAATACCAAAGGTGAAACCAAACAGGCCATCATTGATCGCCAAGACAAAGAAAATGAGTTTCTCAATGATACCTTAGAAGATCTTATTGCGTCTATCAAGTCAGGCAAAAAGATCTCTCAAAAGCAGATCGAGAAACTAGAAACACAAAAACTTGTCAATGATAACAGTGAGGATAAGCCTGTCGAGTTAGTTGACCAAACTATCAACGCTGGCTGGAACAAAGAGAGTGCAGAGGGTACTCTTTGGGGAGCTTATCAAACTGTCATGTGGATGGCAGACCATAAACCGGTGAGAGACTTTGGCGATGATATCAGACTAGACAAAGCTTTCTACGGTGGTGGAAGGTTAGCTAGTCAAAATGATATCAAGAATAAGGCGGGTATCAAAGCACTCGAAATGGTGGCGTAATGATATGGACATTATACTTAGTATCTATCGGTTTATTTGCTTTGCCATTATTATTCTAGTGATCTTAGCAGTATTTGGATAAAATAAAATATTCATTGATTATTAACTTTTTAGGCTGTAATGTGTAATGCATTACAGCCTATTTTATTTAATGGAGATAAAAACCAATGAAACATATAATACATTTCTTTAAAGTTTTAAAATTAGCTTGTTTTGGATTAATAGGATATGCATTTTTTGCGTATTGTATTCATCTAATAGTTTTACATATTGACCAATTAAACCAACTCAGCCAATAGGAGAAAAAAGAGATGCAAAGAACAGCTAGATCCATAACACAGATTTACGAAGATGGCTTAATGAGAAGAAGAAAACTACTAGAACAGTCTCGCCAGAGAATGAATGAACAACTAACACAGCATAGACGTATGATGAAGGTGCGAGACTTCATTACAACGTTTGCAGTCTTTTCACTTGCAACGTTTTGCTTTTGTGTGCTATGTGTTGTTTTATAGATAATATTTACAATATAGGAGATATAAATGGATAATTTAGATAAGCAAATAATGGAGAGTGTAAACAATATTTGCAAAGATGCTGGATTTACTCCAACGCAAAGAATGCGACTTATTCCAGTATTCAAACTGATTAACGCCAAGCTAACGCAAACAATATCCATACTGGCTGAAACCAGCCAAGCACTCAAAGAGAGAGATGCCAAGATCGATGAATTAAAAGATGCTTTGCGTTACTATCAGGATGAGTTAGAAGAAGAAAGTGATAGAATAGAATTTTTAGAGGGAGAAATATAAAATGATGACAAGAAAACACTATAGAGCTATTGCAGAGATACTTAGCAATAATGAGGAAGCAATAGACGCAACAGATGGCAAGATAGTTAGTGATCTTTGCGTTATGTTTAAACAAGACAATCCAAACTTTAACACTGCACTGTTCATGGTAGCCGTGCAAGCTAACACAAAAAAGGGGTGTGCATATTATGGATAAGAAAAACGCAACACAGCTTTTAGAGCAGTTAACACACTTAGCTAACTTCATGACTCCAGAGTTTAAGCAAGATTGGTTAGATGGTAACTATTCAGATAACGATAGCTTACCACCAGATCAGATTATACTCGAAGCTAAGAAACGAGCAGATAGTATTCTAGATCCTAATGGAGAAGATACACCACCTTATTAAATACAACCGAATACCTCCCTAAACTTAGCCCTCTGTAGCAAAAATGCAGAGGGTTCTTTTTTGCCTACTCAATCGATATAGATAATATAGTTAGATGCTGATAACATTGGACAAGATAGATATAGAGCACTGGGTTTAAGTTACGCCTCCCTGCTCCCTATAATGCATTTTCTAATATGGCCAGTACGATATCCTTAAATGATTTTGTCACTTAAAGTATGAAAATGACGCACACTACGCAAAACTTCTATACAGCACTCTCTGGCTATGCAACTAATATAGTCTGTTTCTTATACAGTCTATAAAGTCGTTATAAATCTGATGAAATGGGAGAGATTTCTTGTCTGAGGGGGGAATAGGGGTAGGTGGGGTACTATACATTTATA